AAGATGAGGGGGTAATCCGTCAATTAGGAAGAGATGAACGTAAACAAGATATAAAAGACTTTATAGATTATATGACAGAGTATATAGATAAACATATGTTTACCATGTTTAAAAAAGAAAAAGACAGAAAAGTAGCAGATGCTATAAACGTACTTTTTAAACGTAGAGAAAATTTAGAAATATTTAATAAAAAAGCACTTTATATCTATATAAGAGAAATGACTAATGTGGATACTCCCGTAATCACTAAAGTAACAAAAATACTTAAAAAAGTACATAAAAAACTCTATATAGAATATGCTGAAACAGGTTATGTAAGAATTTAACCTTTCCATATTTATAATAAAACAATATGGATTCACTAGATCAAATATTATTTGACGATAAATCCTTCGGTGATTTATTAAAAGAAATTCACGGTAATCAAAAGAAAAAAGCCAAACAACTTGCATCTTTAATCGCTGAGTTAAGACCTTTAGTCCAATCTTTAGGGGATGCTACTGTAGTAGTTCCTTTAATTAAGGAATATATGGAAATAAGTGTTAAAAATGACGATCAACTAATTAAGATGGCTGCTATTGTACAACGTTTATCTTCAGGAGCAGCTAATTCTGGAGATGGTGGTTTATTAACTACTGAAGAAATGGATCAATTAATGGATGTAGCTGAGGAAATAGCTAAAACAGTTGAAAAACCTAAACAAATAGAAGCACCAGATGGCGACAGTAAATAATAACGCATTACCTAGAAAATTTTTAAAAGGTAAGGATGATATCATATATGGTAGGGTATTAGATATAATATTGGGCCCTAACCATCCTGAGTTTGATTCATTTGATGATATAGGGACTATTTTTTTCCACCACGATAGTGGTAAAGTATATAGAAGAAAATCATCAAATAGTGATTTAGGTTCTATAAATAATTATCCAAAAGCTAAACCTCTCCACCCAAATTCAAGATATATTCCTTTAAAAAACGAAGTAGTAGCTTTATATAAAGGAATAGGAGTATCAGAAAAACCAACTTTATATTATTCTTCAGTTTTAAATATATGGAATCATAATCACCATAATGCTTTACCTTCTAAGGGAGAATTGGTAAAACTGAGAGCAGAAGAAAA